AAATGCAATTATTAATGGCTCAATCACAATCATCACAATCATCACAATCACAACAATCACAACAATCACAACAATTACAACAATTCCAACAATCACAAGAATCGCAACAGCCAGCATTAAATTATTCATTTAATCAAACTGACAACACAGGAAATGATTTTAATAGTGCATATGGAGTTGGAGGAAAAAGTAATTATGAAGGAGAGAATAGTTTTAATAATGTATTTAAAGAAAACAGTATAACAGGCCCAGTAAAAAATTTGTCAGATGTAACTTCTGGTGATTTAGGTAATTTAATTGAAAAAATGAAAAATGATAGAGAACAAATGAATAAAAGTATAAGTTCAATTACAAAACCAGATGTGTTTGACCCAATGAAATCTCCAAGTCAAATGAATAATAATAACACATCACAATATAAAGATAATTTTTTTTTTTGAATAATAATTCAACAAATCAAAACAAATCAAGTATGTTAAATATGTTAAGTAAACAATTAGAATTAGAATCGGTACATGTTAAACCCCAAAACATAATTAAGAAAAAAACAGTTAAAAAACAAAATAAAAGAAAAAAAACAGATGATTTAAATAATATTGATATAAATAATTTAGATGATGAAATTACAAAATTACAAATAAAAATTAATGAAAATAAAATACAAGAAAATAAAACAAATGAAAAAATACAAGAAAATGAAAAAATACAAGAAAATGAAAAAATACAAGAAAATGAAAAAATACAAGAAAATGATACAAAAGAAAATGAAATAAATGAGACGAAAAATGTTTTAATTAAATTATTATTAAATGCAAAAAAAAACAAACAAAATAATAATATAGAAGATATTGAAAAAGAAGAATTTGTAAATAACATTGATTTTGTTGATAACAAAGACAGTGAATTAATAAAAATAATAGATTATGAAGATGAAAATTATGTTATTCCGTCAAATGTAAGAATTCGTTCAACTAATCCCAATAATTCATTTATGATAAATAGAAATAATGCAAGTGAACATGTAACAAAAACAGTTAATATTGATATTTCTTCAGAAGAAAACACATCATCAGATTGTTATAATGATTATATGGTTAATTTAGAAAAAGAATTAAATATAAAAGATATTAAATTATTAAATATACATTTACCAAAAAACACTGAAGATAATATAAATAAAACAAACAATGAATTGAAAATAATAATAGATGGTAAAGAGCAAATATTTGAATTTGAATTAAAATTGGAGGAGAATTATTATAATAGATATGAAATAAAAGATTTTTTAAATCAAGTATTTGAATCAAATAAATGTAATATAAAATGTGATATTCAATCATCATTATTTGTGTTTTCGTCTGATGACAAAAGTTGTTTTAGAATGGAAAATAATGAAACAAGTATATTAGGAACATTAGGTTTTAATAAAAATTCATATTTTAATAAAAATATATATTCTGCCGAAAATCCACATCAACTAGGAGATAATATATTTTATTTAGTAATTGAGAATATTAGTGAAAAACCATTATTTTGTATTGATAATGATGATGGTGAAATAACTAAATTACAAACTATAGAACATGTTAATATTGACCATTTAATAATAAAATTTTATAAAACTGATAATGATTTAATAAAAAATAATAAAAATTATAAATTCTTTTTTGACACAAATCATCAAATTACATTTGAATTTACATTATAATATTTTATTTAAAATAAATCATTCTACATTTATTAACTTTATTGTCACTAGTTCTTTTTCTAGTAATATGGTCGAATGTTTTGCCCTTTAACAGTCTTAAAATAAAATTAATAGAATATACACCACATTCAGAATTTCCTTTTTGATGTCTTGTTTTATTGTATCTTATATCTGGGTTTGCTATATGTCTTTCATTTTTTAAATATTGTTCTATTTTGCGGATAAATGTAACAATACGATTGGAAGGAGGACCAGAATATGAATCACTAAAATAAACCTGTCCTTTTTCAAGATCTGCAAAAAGACTTACCCAATGTGAACCAGATTGTGTTGAATCATCCAAGTTAAAAATGACACCTACTCTTTTTTTTCCATTAACATATAAATCATTAAAATTTAATGTTTTAAAAGGTAAATTATCTAATTCTGCAAAATCAATTGGAACAGCACCAAGAAATATAAAATCGTTATATTTAATTTGATATTGTTCTAATGCATCATTAATGTCAAATGTTGATAACCAATCAAATTTACCTTGTGGACCATCAGGACGAAAAGTATTGTTATCTAACTGTTCTTTTTCTTCATCATCCATAAATTGAGTGCATTTATGTTTAATCCAATCATGTTGATTTGTTTTAAATCTTTTACCTAATTCAAATAATAAATATCTTTTATATTCATCAGGATATAATAATTCAATGGCATCATATATTTTTATTACATTATTTATATTATTGTTTTCATTACAATGAGTATTAAACGCATCTGTTAATTTTATTAATGTTTTTAATGAAAGACATGAACCATTTTCAAAAGTCAAATGTGGCGCACATTTAAAATCATCTTTATTTTTTGGCATTACTTGGTTCAAATGAATTATTGGTAAAGGTAATTTTATATTTTGCATAAACTACTATATATTATATTTTTATAAAAAAAGTTGTGTCAACAGTTAATAATTATATCAATAATTAACTTTAATTTCTTCGATTAATTTATCAATATCAGTAAAAAATAAATTTATATCTTTATTTATTATACCAACAACTATTTTGTCTTCATTCCATATTAAATTAAATTCTCTGTCTAAATAATATTTAACATCATTTATTTTTAATACATCAAATATTTTATAATATACACTTGATTTGACCAAATCAATTTGTTCTTTACTTGCTTTAATCTTCATAATGTGTTATAATTAATAATAATAATAACATATTGTTATAATAAATCAATTTTTTAATAGTGGAATAATGTTATTTATAAAAAAATGAGATGACATATATTAATTTTTATAATATTATATAAATTAATAAAAATATATAATATGAATTTTCCATAATTATAATATTATTTGAGTTTATTAAAAAAATATATCTAACATGTTTTTTCATCATCTGAACTATCTATTATAATTTTTGTAAATATAATAGGTTTTTTTTTACTTGTTGTGTTATTATTATTATTATTAATATTTTTTTTACTGTCTTTAATTTCAATTTTTTCTTTTTTAATTTTTTCTTTTTTAATTTTTTCTTTTTTAATTTTTTTAATTTTTTCTTTTTTAACTTTTTCTTTTTTAACTTTTTCTTTTTTTTTATTATCTGTAATTGAAAAAGTATTAAAAACGGTATCTTCAATAAATATTTGTTGTTCAATGACATTATGTTGTTCATCAATAATATTGGTTTCTTTAATAAATATTTGTTCTTCAATAACATTATTATTTGCAGTAAATATTTGTTTGTCGATAACATTATTATTTGTAGTAAATATTTCTTGTTCTGTTACGATATTAGTTAATTGTTTAAGATCTTGAATTTTATTAACAACGAAAGTCCACAATTCATTATTTTTAATTAATTCAACAAGTTTATTCATAATTTTATCTTTATATTTAGTATTTTGTGAATCAATCCATTCCTTCCATTCCAATGCTATATTATTATTAGTTCTGAGAATTTCAACATAAGCCCAAATTTGTCTCATAATAATAATATTATCAGAAAACCATTTTTTATTTCTTTTAATTAATGTATTATTTCTTTCATTAAATCGCCAATAAATAATTTTGTTAAGTTTGACTTCTGGTCTGGAACTTAATTTATCAAGTTCAGAAATAATCCATAAATCTAATTCTTGTTGAGTCATATCTAATTTTGGTTGATGGATAAATCGTGCTTTATCATAAATAGCATCATTTTTAATTATAGTGTAATTATTATTAATTTGTAAATAATCATCTTCATTTAATTTTGTTGGAAGTATTTCAATTACAACACCTCGTTCCAAACCAGTTGTTTTTGATTTATAAGAATATTCATTATGTGTATCATCAATATATTCTTGTCTTGATTTATATTCTTGGATATTGCATTGGACGAAATCACATTCATCAAGATCACAACATTCCAATTGTAATTGAACTTGACACCAATAATAATCAGGACATATTTCTCCTTTAATATTTCCTGTATATAATATTTTTCGTTGATAAGGACATTTTATTTCTATCATTCGTCCGACAAGAGGTGATTTTGTAATTTTATCTCTACAATATGGAGAACAAATTCCATCTGGACTTGCTGCCAAAAAATTATATGTTGGATGTAATAACAAACCAAATTCATCT